CAATCGACTGTACTTTTAAATGTTGCCGGTGGTTCAGCTACAACTAAAATGTGGAAAGTTGTCAGAGTCGGTCAAGACCCTGAAAACAAAGACATTTCAGCAGCTGGTGTAAACATGGTTGTTGTAGTTAATTCTGCAAGTAACTTGTACATTAACTAAGCTTAGGAATAGGAGATAAAATACTATGGCTATATCACGATCACAACTAGTTAAAGAACTAGAGCCAGGTCTGAATGCACTATTCGGCTTGGAATACAAAAACTACGAGAACGAACATGCTGAGATTTTCGATACTGAATCATCTGACAGAGCTTTTGAAGAAGAAGTTATGTTATCTGGTTTCGGTAATGCGCAAGTTAAAGCTGAAGGTCAAGGTGTATCATTTGATGATGCTCAAGAGACTTTCACTTCTCGTTATACGCACGAAACAATCGCTTTAGCGTTTTCAATTACTGAAGAAGCAATTGAAGATAACTTGTATGACAGACTTGCGTCTAGATATACAAAAGCATTAGCTAGATCTATGGCTAATACTAAACAAGTTAAAGCGGCTAACGTCCTAAACAATGGTTTCGATGGAAACTTTGCAGGTGGTGACGGAGTATCACTTTTCGGTAACAACAATGTGGGAGCGATTGTAAATCACCCTACATTAGCTGGAACGTTCTCTAACCAATTGCAAACTCCTGCTGACCTTAACGAAACATCATTAGAGCAATCTCTAATTGATATTTCTGCTTTCACTGATGAAAGAGGTCTAAAAATCGCTGCTAGAGGAATGAAAATGATCATTCACCCTAACCAGCAGTTTACAGCAGAGAGACTAATGGAATCAAAAGGTAGAACGGGAACAGCAGATAACGATATCAATGCAATCGTATCTAGAGGAATGGTACCTCAAGGTTATGTAATTAACCATTACTTAACTGATACAGATGCGTTCTATATCAAAACTGACGTGCCTAACGGTATGAAGATGTTTAACAGATCACCTATCAAAACTTCAATGGAAGGTGACTTTGATACTGGAAACGTTAGATACAAAGCAAGAGAAAGATACTCTTTTGGATTCTCAGATCCAAGAGGTATGTATGCTTCTGCAGGTAACTAATAGTTAAATTTTTGAGGGGCGTTAATCGCCCCTCATCGAACAGAAAATTCAAATGGGAATATACAAAGCTTTAAAAAAGAGAAGTGAAGATCCTAATTGGAGACCAAGAAATAAAGAAAGAATGTTACAAAGAATAGAAGAAGGTATTAAAAGAAATCAAAGTTTATTGGAAAATAATCCTAAACCTGCTAAAGTAGATTTGATAAACGAAAAAATAAGTTTTTTAACAGCTAAAAAAGAAGAAATATCAAACTACGAATAAATGAAAAAATTTAAAGTAAATATCTGGGCGTATAATCATCACGCTAAATTTACAGTAGAATCACAAGATTCCCCGACTGACCTTGAACAATCAATCCTTGACAAGCTAGGAGAAAATAGTATAGTTTGGGAAAATCTTGGAGTTAGTTATGACGACAAGATAAATAGAATAACTTATGAGGAAGTTATAAATGATACAAGACCTATACAAAGCAAAAAGGTCCTTGGAGTTGAAGTGGGAACAGGAGCATCTGGACAATAACAGATACACTCTTGAGATGGTTAGAATTGACGACAAAGTCAAAGAAATCATCACAAAGATTAAGCTAGAAGAAGCTCAAATCGCCCACAGACAGAACACGATTGAAGGTTCTGCTCCAGAAGTTTCCGTGGCTTCTTAAGATAAAAGCTACATCGTTGGAAAAATCCACTCCACACTACGGGATCTCTTGCACTCTACCTAAAACTGTTGTATAAAAATCACACTATATATTTTTTAAAAAAATACAGACGCATATAGTCGACGGCCTAAAGACTGTATTTATTAATTAGGAGGATAAAATTATGGCAAGAACTACATTTTCAGGACCAATCGTAGCTGGTAAAGAAGAAACAACTACATCAAAAGGTTCTGACGGAGAAATTAAATTACTTAATAAAACTAATGGAAAATTAGTTTCTTTAAAAGCATCAACAGCAGCTGCTGCTGACGTAACTTTTACATTACCTGCTGCAGACGGTACTTCAGGTCAAGCAATCGTTACTAACGGAGCAGGAGTTTTAAGTTTTGGTGATGTTGACCCTGCTACTGCAATTGTAAATTTAACATCTGCAGCGGCGATTGATGTTGATTTTTCAACAGGAAGTAACTTTGCAGTTACATTAGATACAAATGCAACTTTTTCATTTTCTAACTTTCCAGCAGGTGCGAGTTTAGCTATCACTATTACTCAAGACGGAACAGGTGGACGTACGGGTACTTTCACAGGTGTTAAATTCCCTGGTGGGTTTCCAGCGCTATCATTAGGAGCGAATGACATTGATGTTGTAACTGTTTATAATGATGGAACTAGTTTATTAGCAAATATTGGTAAAGATTATCAGTAATCTTAAACAATAATTAACTAATAAATTAAGGAGAATAAAATTATGTCAACAAAAAAACTACAATTTGGATTAGCGGCAGCAGGAAACATTTGGACACCACAAAATGATTCAGCTGAATTAAGAGGTTGGTGGAGACCTGATATTGCATCTACAATTATACAAAGTGGTCAAAATGTTACTACATGGAACAATCTTATCGATAATACTATTTGGTCTATGCAATCAGATGGTGGAGTTAATACTCCAGAGACTGGCACTACTACTGTAAATGGAATACCTGTTTTAAAGTTTGATAATCCGGAAAGATTAGTATGTGATAAAGGTACAACTCCGGGAAATAATGGTAATTTTACTTTTATAGCATTATTCGACTCACCTTCTGTTAATCAATCTGATGACTCTATTTTTACAATAGAAGATAATAGTGGAAATAGAATTGGAGTAGCAGCTAATAACTCATCTTCTTTTATGGGAGCAACTAAAGTAGGTAATAATCTTTCTGGTACTCAATTTGAATTTACTGGAGGACCTTACACAGGTACTAATATTTGTGTTCTCGACATGGATTTTATAACTGGTTCAATTAGAGTTAGAATGAATGGTACTGAAGTAGGAGTAAACAGTAACTATACTAGTAGAATTGGTAATAAAATACTTTGTAAATTTATGTGTAATTCTAATGGAAATAGACAATTAGCAGGTAACTTTGGAGATTTTATTATAGCTAAATTTGACCAAGGGTATAACGGTACAAACGACACTCCTGGAAGTTCACCTTTTATTCAACAAGCAGAAGGTTATTTAGCGTGGAGATATGGTATGGAATCTAAACTAGCTTTTAATCACCCATACAGAGATGCACCACCTAGAGATGGTGAACCAATAGCACCTACGCTATTTGATCCACCGCCGACTTCATCTAACAGTTCGATAACTACTGATCAACAAAATGCTTATACATTTAGTGCAAGTGATTTTCCTTATAGTGATTTTGCCGACCAACCTATGGCTCATGTTTCTATTGAAAAATTACCTGACGGAAACTTTCCTCCGTCAACATTGGAACTAAATGGTGTAGCCGTAACTGCAGGTCAAAACATAGACACGGCTGATATTTCTAATTTAGTATTTACACCGACAGCTGCACAAGGTGGTGCACCTTATGATACTTTTAATTTTTCAGTTAATGATGGAAATCAAGACAGTACTCTTTATACAATGTCACTTAACGTAAACTCAGCACCACCGGTTTAAAATTAATTAAAGGAGAAAAAATATGTCAGGAAGCGCAACATCAGATCAAACAACCTTAACCTTCGATACAGTCGGAGCAGATACTTTAGGTAAAACAGGTAGAGCTAGAATTACTTCTATTCAAGGAAAAGGAATAGCAAACTCTACAATAGTTTTTTATAATTCTGCAAATGCAGCAGCACCCGGAGCACCTGTAGCTACTTATAATTATGGCGAAGAAGGTTTAGAAGTTTATGTTCCAGGTTCAGGTATTTTATTTAAAGAAGGAATTGTTTATAATTTAACTGGAGCAGGCGGAAGCGTTACTATAACTATTACGGGAGCGTAAGCTCATGGCGAATACTACTTCGGGGACAACGACCTTTGAAAAAGGTTTTTCTATAGATGATATAGTTCACGAAGCGTATGAACGAATAAATATGACTGGTGTTACCGGTCAACAATTAAGTTCTGCTCGAAGATCGTTAAACATAATGTTTCAAGAATGGGCCAATAGAGGTCTTCATTATTGGGAAATAAAAAACAATAACTTAACTTTAGTACAAGGTCAAAACGTCTATACGATGTATAGATCACCTGAAGATGGTACTTCAGATGCTAATGCTGTTTATGGAGTTGATGATATTTTAGAAGCTTCTTACAGGAATCAACAAGGAATAGATTTTCCATTAACTAAAATAAATAGATCAATTTATCAATCTTTTGCAGATAAATCACAACAGGGTTCACCCACACAATTTTTTGTCCAAAGATTTATTGACAGAATAACAATAACTTTATTCTTAACTCCAGGTTCAACTGAAGCAGGTAATAGTATT